GCAGGTTGCCGTCCACGCGCATCGTGGCGCGGAACGTGACGAGGTCCGCGTTGAACGCGTAGTCGTCGCTGCGATCGAGACGGAGGCCGCCGGCTTGACGGACGTAGTAGCTCGGAAGGTGTCCGAAGATCACCGACTTCGCTGCCGACGCCTGCGAGGCCATCGCCGGGTTCTCGAACACCGGGAAGTTGAGGAGCTGGTCGTTGCCATCTGCCAGCGCGGGGCTGAAGATGTAGTAACCAGCGGTGTCCTTCAACTTGCGGACCGCGCCGAGGGAGGCCGTGTTCATCATCCAGCCGACGCCAGGCAGACGACGCGCCGCGCCGTCAAGGCTGTACGCCAGGTCGATGAGGTTGTCTGCGGTGAACAGACCACCGGAGGTCGTGCCGAGCACGCCCGAACCGGCGGCGGCCACGATGCCCTTGGGCTTGTTCGTGCCGTTGCCGGTGGTGAGGTCTGCGTTCACGGCGTAGCCGATGGCGTTGCCAGTCTGGGTCGCGAGGAAGGCGAGGATGTCCACGCCCGAGTCCTCAATCAGTTCACGCGACAGCTGCACCAGGAACGAATATTTATATGCACCCAAAGTCACGAACTGATTAAAGGAGGGATCACTTTCGCCGATGGCGGTGCCTTCACCAGTGATGGTGCCGGTCGACCAGGTGTTCTGCGACGGGATCTGGAGGTTCTCGCCACCAGCCGTGCGAAGCACCGTGGAGGTGTCCAGCATCGGGCCGACGAGACGCGCCTGCAAGATGACCTGGTCATAGAACGACGTGGGCACCGGGGCTCCGGTCGACGTCTTGACGACGTCGCGAGTCTCGAAGGTGAATGAACGGGTCTCGCCACGAGCCATCGAACGGACGATGTCCGCGTCGCTGGTGACGGCCTTCTGGGTCGGGCGCACTTGGCCGGCGATCTCGCGGGTTGCCGCTTCGATCTTGGCTTCGCGCTCGGCATCGGCCTTGAGGGCCTCGATGCGAGCAGCACGCTCGTTGAGGTCGGCGTTCATCTTCTGGTATGACGCCTCTTCTTCTGCGGTGAGGTCGCGCTTTTCAGAGGCAGCCTTGTCGAGAAGGGCCTTGGCCGCTTCCCAAGCACGCTGACGCTGCTCGACCTGACGCTCGATGTATTCCTTCATGATGTCAGTGTCCTTTCAGGACGTAGTTGTTGGACACGCAGGGATTTTTTATCGCGCCCAGCGAGGCTCCTCAACTGGCATCATCGCAGCGGCTCCGCACATCGACGTGTGCGACGAGTCTAGACGGCGTACTTCTGAAGTTCAAGTTGCTTCGCAAGAATCGAAGCAGGCACCTGCTCCGGCTGCTTACGAAGTTTGGCGACCGCTTCATCGAGAAGCGACGCCTGCTCGTCAGACAGTTCCGACCCGGCTTCGAGAACGGTGATCGCCTCGGCCAGTTTGTCCACGTCCATCGCTGTGCGCTGGGCAAGTTTGTCCAGACTGCGAACCGACGCGGAGGTTGCGGCATACGCGGGGAAGCCGGTGACGACGGAGACTTCGTAAAGCTTGACTTCTTTAAGTTCGCGAACCATGCCATCATCGGAGAACTTGTCTCCGCCGCGAGGCACCGAGAACCCGAACGACATCGAGTCGACGTCGCCGCGTTTGATGAGCGTGGATAGGTCACGGCCGACAGTCGTGTCGGGCAGATCGGCTTCGACTTTCAAGCCGCGTTCATCTTCCATCAGTCGCAGCGTCTTGGCGCGAGTCGTCGCAAGAAGCATCGTCGAATCGTGGTTGAGGTACATTCGCACGTTGTTGCGTGACTTCAACGATTTGCGGAACGCGCCGGGAAGGATTCTCTCGATAAACGGCAGCGGCTCCGAATCGGAGTTAAACACGGCGGCATAGCCGCTGAATGACATGCCGTCACCTGCGGGACCTTCGCGCAACTCGAAGTCGTTGACGGTGAGTCGGCGGGTCTCGATTTTCTCGGTCATGGCAGACAATGCTAGTCCTAAGCGGAGATTACTTGTCCACGAACAGTCTTGACAAGCGAGCCAACGTGACGAGGTAGCCGAGGCGGCCTTCCTCTTCGCGGACTCGTTCCGCCTGCCGCTCAAACCACTGCATCGCAGGACCCGGATCGAGCGGGTTGATGCCCCACAAGTAGAACGCGACCGCACCCGCACCGGGGAACTGATCGTTGTCGGCGTCGCTGTTCTGCGGAGCCTCAAGGTCTACCAGGTGTCTTGCTCCCCAAGCGTTCGCACGAATGACCTTGTCCTCGCTGATTCTTCCCGCAGCCATGTCGCGGGCTTCGCGAATAGTTCGCGCCACAAGACCGTCACCACCGAGGCCCTGACCGTAGTAGTCGAGGCCGCGTCGCGCCGCCTCACGGATGTACGACGGGACATCGAACGAGAGTTGTCGATCGTAGATGTTCGGGTAGTCGGTGTAATAGTTCGGGTCTTCATCGCTGACGTTTCCAGTCTGAACGGTTTGGCCCGGATTCTCATTAGGGATGCCCATGACGGGTTCCCACGCGTTGCAGTAGTACGCGGGCGAGACTTGCGCGTCCCAGCGTTTGCAGTAGAAGTTCTTGTAGTAGCCGCAGTTCCCGCAGTTGTGATTGGCAGGCACGTCGGCCGACGACGCCGGACGATAGTTCGTCGGGAGGGCACGATCCTCCATGTCGTCGTCGTCTTCGTCCTCGGGTTCGTCCTCGGGCTCTTCAAGTTCGTCGATGCGTGTGAGCGTGGAGAACTTGTGACCGACGATGACGTCGGTGTCTTCCCATCCACCCTCGACCTGCTGATACACCTGAATGAGTGCGACCGGGTCGTCTTCGCTTGCGTTCAACTCAAAGTCGGTGCCCGGCACCTGCACGGTTCCTTCACGAAAGATTTGCTGAATCTCGCCGCGGGCACGACCACCCGACGAGTTCCACGAGACGTAGTCGCCGACCATCAGCTCGTCGGGTGCGGCACGCTCACCACCCGGGTCCATGTCCTCAGCAATCGAGACGGCAACCATCTGGTCGATGGCGGCCTGCTTCGTCGTGTGACAGCCGATGACTTCACCGTCTTCCTTGATCGTCGCCCAACCGGCGCAATCAGGAGAGTTGTCGGTGATGAAGTACGGCATTAGGGAGTGATGTGAAGCCACGTCACCGTGTGGCCCGTCTTTGTTGAGATTGCGTAGATGGTTTGGTTCGCGTAGATGGTCAACTCGACGTCACCCGATTTTGGGATGCCGTGACCAGTTGACGTGGTCACGTCAACGCTGCCGACGTACACCACATCGGTGTTGTCTTGGTTCACGATGTGAATGACACCTGGCTGTGCACGAGAAGGATTCAGAATGGTCGCAGCAGTCCCTACGGATGCTTGACCTTGATAGACAGCCATGATTTACCTCAGAGCATCAACAATACTTGCAAGTCGTCGTCTTCGGCGACGAACGTGACAGAACCCGATGCGGTCGCCGACACGCTCGCAACGATTGGCGTGCAGTACGCCTCCACCGTCTTGACCTGCACCACCACCGTCTCGGGTTCAACGAGCTCAACGACAGGCTCCGTTTTCTTGCGTGGCTTCTGTCTGCGATACGGATACGGCGCACCACCAGGTTGAACCGCAGGCGTCACCGGCGTGACCGTGCCCGTCGCGGTCGCATCAAGTCCGCCGAGGTTGGCGGTCATCGTGCCGAGCGGCGTGACGTTGCCGGTCGCCGCCGCAACAACAGAGCCAAGGTTTCCTACCGCGGTAGCAACGACGCTGATCGTCCCGGTCGCGCTCGAGGCCAGTTCGCCGAGCGTCGCCGACGCGGATGCTGGAACGGTGACGTTGGCGTCGGCTGCGCTGGTTAGGCCGCCGAGCGGCGCATCACCCGAGGCAGGGTTGTCGATGTTGGCTGACGCAGATGCAGAGATTCCGCCGAGCGTTGCGTCGGCTTCGGCGTCGACGGTGACGGTGACTTCGCTGACTTCGGCGACGAGCTCGCCGAGTGCGGCCGTGGCGACACCGCTGATGATTCTCGTGACGGTGCCGATGGCTGACGCAGCCAAGGCACCGAGCGAAGCGGCACCGGTGGCGGTGGTCGTGAATAGAAAACCGTCCAACTTGGCGTCACCGTCAAGCGTCGAGGTGTCAAGAATGAACGCTGGTGACGGGCCATCCAAACCAATCCCGTTTGTGTCAAGGGTGCTTGAATCGAGCA